GTTTCTCTTCATTTGGTAGTTATTATGGGAATGGAAATGCCAACGGTAATTTTGTCTATACTGGTTTTAAACCATCTATATTGTTTTTTAAATGTAAATCAACTACAGGAAACTGGTTAGTCTTTGATTCAGCTAGAGGTTTATTTAATTTAAATGATAACTATTTTTACTTAAATAGTAATGCAGCAGAAGCAACAAGTTCTTCAAGTGGTGTGGATTTTTATTCAAACGGTTTCAAAATGAGGAATACTTATAATGATGCAAATGCTAATGGAGAAGAGTATTGCTATGCTGCTTGGGCAGAACACCCTATCGTAACTAGTAGTGGCTCTCAATCAAAGAGCTTTTTTCGTGGATAGCTAAAAAAATATATATAAGGTAAAATTTAATTATGTGGGCATTAATAGAATCAGGTAATATAACTGCTGTTTATAATACACCAAGAGGTATAAAGATAGAGGATGTTCAATATCCTGCTAATATCTTTACTCTTTGGTCTCAATCAGAACTCAATGCTATTGGCATATATGAAGTTATTCAAGATCTAAGTAATTTCAAAGATAAAAAATATTACATCAATACAAACGAAACTTTTACTTACGATTCTAGTGCAGGCACTGTGACTAGATCTTTTGGTACAGCAACCGCAAAACCGTTAAATGATTCTACTGACGAGAACGGAGTAGTAAGTCCAGGCTTGAAAACCGTGCATAAAAATATTGTTGATAGCCAAGCATACACGCATTTGCAATCTAGCGATTGGATGGTAGTCAGAAATGCAGAAATTTCAACAGCCATACCATCAGATTGGTCAGACTACAGAGCAAGTGTTAGATCAACCGCTACTAGCATGAAAGAAAAAATAGACGCGGTTAGTGATATAGAAGGTTTTATTGCTTTATACACCTACAGTGGTAGTCCATCAGTAAGACCACTAGGCGAGTGGCCAACCCCACCGGCTTCATAGGGTAGTAAATTAAAATGACTACTGTAAAAGAATCTATAGCAAAAATAGAAGCACACGAAAAAGAATGTGCGATACGCTATGGCAACATAGAAAAACGTTTAGATAAAGGCGACACCAAGTTTGACGCTATGGATGCAAAGTTTACAAGATACATCGTTGGCCTTTACATATTAATCATAGCGGCTAGCGGTGTTGATAGGATCTTTTCTTAAAGATATACTAAATTAAGTTAAATAAGGAGTATTTACATGGAAAACAACAACGTACAGGAAATAAACTACAACGGCCACCGGTATGCGATTGAGGATCTAACACCTAGGGCTATTGAGGCTTTTAACACACTATTCAAAGCGCAACAAAAACTTAGTGAACTCACTATGGAAGTTAAAATTGTGCAAGGGGGGCATAACCACATAAATGCTGAACTACAAAAAATTATTGACGAAGATAAAATCAAACCTAAAGTCGAAATCGAAACCCCAAAAAAATAAAATGAATATCGAAAAGTGCAAAGCTGACATCAAAAGGCATGAAGGCGAAGTTCTTGAGATATATGAAGATAGCCTAGGGTACAAAACCTTGGGTATTGGGCATCTATGCCAACCCGGCGACCCAGAATATGATTGGGAAGTAGGGACTCCCGTGTCTCAAGAAGTAGTCGATATGTACTATGAAGACGATTTCAATAAACATTACAAAGAAGCTATTCATGTATTCGGTAGCAGAGAAGACTTTGATAAATTACCCGAAGATATCCAACACGTGCTAATCAATATGTGTTTTAATCTAGGGGGTAGCAGGTTATCTAAATTTAGAAACATGTTAGATGCTTGCAGAAAGCATGAATGGGAACGAATGGCTGCTGAAATGGAAGATAGCAGGTGGTTTAAACAAGTAGGAAGAAGGAGTCTAGAACTACAAGCATTAGTTCTTAATACTGTATAATGAAAAAATGGCATATTTTAAACTCATTACCTTCGGAGGCAGAGCACCTAGAGTATCTCCTAGGCTCCTAGCAGACAACCTTGCGCAAACCGCAACGGATGTAAACCTAGAAAGTGGGCGTCTTGTACCTGTAAAAGATAATTCTACTGTAGACCCTTCTAACGGCGTCTCTACTCTCGCTAACACTAATAAACAAACCATATTTAAATACACTGACAGCCCCGAACGGTGGCTGCAATTTGACGAAGATGTCGATGTCGTGCGTGGTCCCATAGCTGGGGACACTAACGACACGATTTATTGGTCAGGTCAATCTTTTCCTAGGATGGGTAGAAGTGACATTATCTTAGGGAGTGCACCTTATCCTGACGCTTTTTACAGGCTGGGTATACCAGCACCAACTGCCGCTCCCACTGTGGCGATTGCGGCAGCAACACAAATTAATGCGACCATAACAACCACCGATGGCTCTGGTGTTATAACTGTAACCACAGCAAGTGCCCATAACGCAGCAGTTGACGAAACAGTCAAACTTGCTAATTTTGGGGCTACTAACGGTTTAACAGCTGACGAGATTAATGGTGATTTTAAAATTGTTTCAGTTCCTAGTGCCACAACACTTACGGTCGAGACCAGCGGATCGGCCACTAGCTCGGGCACGTCAAGTACGGTTACTAATGGTGCATCTTTTGGCGGAGAATCAGACGCTGATTTAGACTTTGAAACTTCTTATGTCTATACTTTTGTATCTGCTTATGGTGAAGAGGGGCCACCTTCAGCTGCTTCTACTGTAATTACTACAGATGACAACCAAACAATAACGGTTAGTGGGCTAGAAACGAGTGCACCTTCTGGCGTAACTAATACTAATTTATCTAAAAAACGTATATATAGATCAAATACAGGTTCATCCGCTACCAATTTTCAGTTTGTAGCAGAGGTTGTACTGTCTCAAACTAGTTACACAGACACCTCAAAAAACAGTGATCTTGCTGAAGTTATACCTTCTTCTACTTGGATTGCACCACCAGATGATAATACTGCTCTATACCCTGACGGGCCAATGAAAGGATTATGTGCTTTGCCCGGAGGTGTATTTGCTGGTTTTACAGGTAAACGTATATGTTTTAGTGAACCTTTCCTACCGCACGCTTGGCCTGCAAACTACAGGATTGCTCTAGAAGAAGAGATAGTTGGCATAAAAGTAGTATCAAATGGTGTTTTAGTCACTACAAAGAGCGTGCCGTACTTAGTTACGGGTTCTGGACCTGACACGATGACAGCAATACGTATTGAAAGTTCACAGGCTAACTTAAATAAAAGGTCAATGGTTGATATGGGCCCATATGTTATTTACGCGAGTCCGGACGGATTAATCGCTGCCGAGGGCACAACGGTACGAAACTTAACTGAAGGTATCATCACCCCTACTCAATGGCAAGATAACTATTATCCAGCGACGATTACTGCGTTTTTATGGGAGCAAAGATATGTTGGTTTTTATAGTACAGGTAGTGGTTATGGTGGGTTTATTTTTGACCCAAGAGTTGGCGATGGCACAAGTTTTGTTGACTTAGATGCAAGTGCTTTAATACGCGGCGGACACACAGATCCGGACGACAGTCAGTTATATTTAATTATAAGCAACACGATTAAAAAGTTTCAGGGTAGTAATACGAACCTAACCTTTAATTGGAAATCAAAAGAGTATGTCATGCCAAAACCTACAAGTATGGGGTTTGTAAAGGTAGAGGCAGAAAGTTATCCCGTAAGAGTCAAAGTTTATGGTGACGGCTCTGTTATCTATAACGCATCTATTGCAACTTCTGGTAGTGCTTTTGCTGTTACTGGAACTACCCCTAGTTTTAGTTCTACTTCTATACCCGAACCAATACTAAGACTACCAGCAAGTGTGCATAAAACATTTGCAGTAGAAGTAGAGGGTGCGACCATCATCAACGAAATTTGTGTAGGGGAGTCTATAGACGAATTAAGGGGCATTTGATGACTACTAAAATACCTGCCATAAAGAATATACCCCCTAAAACAGATAGAGAGTTAGCAGACACTCTTAATTCTATGAGGGAAGCACAAGAGATTAGGCTAGGCAGGCTAGGTGATCCTTTAGATAGGGCTGTAACGGTACGAGAGTTGGTAAACTCTGGTATAGCTAAGCCACTTACAAAAAAACCTTTTGATCCCGACGGATCAGGGCAGGACTTTATACCAGGAGGGGACCAAGAACAAGATTTAACTATCCCACGCGCCCCCACTGGATTACAAGCTTCTGGAGCTTTTACAGAGATAATTGTTGAATGGAACCCAGCACAGTATAGTAACCATGCCTACACGGAAGTATGGCGTTCGAGAGACGATGAGGTAGGTACCGCCACTCTTATAACAACTACTAGTTCTTTTATTATTACTGACCCTGTTGGTTATGATCAAACCTATTTTTATTGGGTGCGATTTGTGAGTACTAGTAATGTAAGGGGTGCTTTTAACCAAACAAACGGTACAAAGGCCACTACAGTTCAAAACGTATCTGCGGTTATGACAGAGCTTAGTGAAACCCTAGCTAACATGCCTGGATACTCTGTACTAACCAGTGCAGACAGTACAAATGCAGCAAACATAACAACTGTTAGTAATACAACTTCTACTATAAATGGCAACCTAAATGCCATGTATGTGATCAAAGCAAGTGTAGAAAGTAATGGTAGTGTATCAGCTGCAGGTATGTTGATTGGTGCAAATGCAAACAGTGGTTCTAACTTACAATCATACGTGCAGTTCCAGGCAGACAAGTTTGCGATTTGGAGCGGATCTACAAATGTTGCACCTTTTATTGTAAGTGGAGGTACAGTATTTATAGATAGTGCACGTATTCAAGACGGAGCTATAACAAATGCACGTATTGCTAACGCAACTATCCAAAGCTCTAAGATATCGGACGCAGCTATCACAACGGCTAAGATAGCGGACGCAAATATTACAACGGCTAAAATCGGGAACGCCCAAATCACAACGGCTAAAATAGCGGACGCAAATATCACATCAGCTAAAATTTTAGACGCAAATATTACAACCGCTAAAATAGCGGACGCACAAATAACCGAAGCTAAAATATCTGGTACTTTAACCGCCTCTGTTATAAATACTACTGATTTAATTCTTCCTACCAATGGCGGTGCAGTTACAGGTAGCAGCATTGGAAACTTCAATAACAACTCTAAAAGATACGCTGAAATAACTACAGTGGGTAGTGGTGCCGGGTTTTATCAAGGTTACGTGCGGTTAGTTGGAGGCAATGGCCAAGTTAAAACCATACACCTGTTGTTTTCTGACGGCACGGTTAATACAACAGAAACATCAGGTGGTAGTGACACGGCAGAATTATTAGATAGCAGTTCTGGTGTAGTTTATAGAACCCCTGACATAGAACATTTAAATACAAGCATAACTGACTCTAGGCTAACAAGCAGTGCTGATACCGCTAATATACCTATAGCGTTTAGATATACAGGTAGTAGTACAGTAAAATGTTATATATACGGGCAAGGTGATTCAAATTTTAGGCAAATAGGGTCAGCTGATGTTAGGTTTGTTAAATTTAGTGCAAGTTAATTATGGCAGTTTTAAAAAGATATACAGCTAGTTTTACCCCAAATGTTATAACTACTAAAGAAATAACTTCAAATGGTCAAGTTTTGGTCACGGAAGTTGAATACACCATAGATGCTTATGAAACAGCTGACTCTAACAATACAGTCACTGTTCCAAAACAATACATAACTTTTAATTATTTTGCTAAGGATACTAGTAGTAGCGACTTTGTAGACATAGGTAACGTAACAAATAGTGTTGTAGCGGGTTGGATAACAGACCATTTTAGCTCTAAAGAGTTAGAACTAAATACTCTTTTATCTCACGCAGATGGAATAACATGGTCAACATCAGATGACATTGACCTTAATAACCCTTATGGATAGAATGAACTATGGCGTACAAAAGAAAAACAACAAGAAAAAAGCCGACACGCAAAAAGTCTCTTACCAAAAGACAAGAGGCAACTATGAAAAGGCACTCTAAGCATCATACTGCAAAGCATATGAAATATATGAGGAACCTTATGATGAAGGGCAGTACTTTTACTGCCGCTCACAAAAAAGCTCAAAAAGCGGTAGGTAAGTAATGTATGAGTATAACTGTGGCATCACTAAAATCGTAGATGGTGACACAGTCGATGCTGAAATAGATGTAGGCTTTGATATTGTCTACAAAACCCGTGTCAGACTTTACGGCATAGATACCCCAGAATCACGAACACGTGATTTAGATGAAAAAGCCAGAGGTAAACTCGCAGCAAAATTCCTATCAGACCAAATATTACACGCTGATAAATTAGTTATTAGAACCAAGTTAGATAAAAAAGGTAAATTTGGTAGGGTTCTAGGTACACTGGTAGCAGACGGCGTAGACTTAAATCAGGCAATGATCGACAATTATCATGCCGTCGGTTACACAGGACAAAGCAAGAAGCTGATACAGCTGCAGCATTTAGCAAACAAGGAGGAGCTATTAAAGCTTGGCAAATATGAAGAAGTTATTATCTAACATAGTTGGGAGCGTAGCCCCAACGCTAGGCACCGCCCTAGGCGGGCCACTAGGAGGCATGGCAGGAGATGTCATATCTAAAGTACTGGGCTGTGATAATACGCCCGGTTCACTCGAAAAAGCTATAGCTCAAGCTACGCCCGAACAACTATTAGAAATCAAAAGAGCAGAAAAAGAGTTCGAAGCAAAGATGAAAGAACTCAATGTAGATCTGTATAAATTAGAAACAGCGGAGAAACAGGATGCCCGCAAACACTTTTCCAGGGATTGGACAGCCAGAATTATAGGTATAGCAATGGTTGGCGGCTTCCTTGGTTATATCTTTTTAGTCACACTTCAACCGCCTGAGCAAAATTCTGAGGCATTAATAAATTTAGTTCTCGGCTATCTTGGCGGTTTAGCGTCAGCCGTGATCTCATTCTACTTCGGAGCCTCCAATAGACAAGATAACGAATGACAGAAGTAATTACGGTAATCCAAGAAGTTGGTTTTCCTATAGCAGCCGCCGCTGGCCTAGGTTGGTTTATCTATCAGTTAATCATGCGTATTGTTGATGGCATGGAAACAAAACTAGACACCGTAGACGATAAAGTAGCAGAACAAATAGCTGCTGTAGAACAAAGGCTTGGTACTAAATTAGACTCTCAACACGGCATACTTGTAGCGTTGATAGATAGAGTACGTAGTTTAGACAATGAAATCATCAGGCAAGATACTTTGATTAAAACTATTTTAGGAGTGCCACAGTTAATCGACAGCAACAAAATAGCCAAGGCAGACAGAGATGATCAAAGGAAAGATTAATGATTGATTTAATATTAACTATTACAGCTTTGTTTTTGCTTATAGGATTATTTCTAGATGAACCACCTTATTTATGATCGGACAAACAAAAGTTATCCACAGAATTATCAACACCGTCCGGAAGAATAAATAGATGGCTAGAAACTATAAAAAAGAATATAAGAATTATCAGGGGAAACCTGAACAAAGAAAACGTCGTGCTCAAAGAAATAGAGTAAGACGTATGATGGAAAGATTAGGGAAAGTTAAGAAAGGTGATGGCAAAGATGTGCATCATAAAGACGGAAACCCAATGAACGCAAATAAATCTAACTTAAAAGTAGTTAGACGATCAAAAAACCGTTCTTTCCCCCGAAATAGCAAATCTGGGAAAAAATGACCTCACAGGACGCCGCAGGTTGCGTTTTGTTGGGGTAACTAATGTTCTAGGTCTAAAACTAGCTATAATTGTTTGGTGGGCTCGTACGTGCGTCCTCCGCATTTTCTTCTTTTTCAAGCGTTTTTATGAGCCTATTTAGATACCATTGTGCTTTTAGGACATCTTGGAGCCCTTTTTTGTTTTCATAACGCCATATATATTTCTGAATGTTACCTTTTAGATAACATTTAAAACCTTCAGGTGTCATACTTTCTTCTATTGCGTCAATGCATTCAATGTTGCCCGTATTATAGTGGGGCGGTGAGTTTACATAATCAGTCATTTTGTTTACCTCCTGTTTTAACTAAACTTCTTTTGTATTTTTTTAAACATATAATAAATGGACAATCCATAAGTTGCTAGGACTGTCATTGTAATTCCTATATAAATTAATTCTACGGGTGATAAAAATAGAACTTGCCAAACAAAATCAGATGCAGCTTCTACATCACCTATTGCTTGTGGTATTTCGATATCGTTTTCTTCAAATAGATATACTATGTCGTCCCATTCTTCTTCGGTAAGACATTCATAAAACTCAACAGGGCATTCAGGCATTTATTTTTCTTTTGATTAAAATTACTAAACATTTAGCTTTAGTAGCAAAAGGAGTACTGTATGCTATTAATATATTTTTGAGTTGACTGTCCATCATTTCATTTAAATTAGTTTTCATCTTCAGTTATCTCCGTTGGTGAATAAGTGTAAGTATATTGTGGCTCTACTGCTGGATATGTTTCAGTCAACAATCGTAACTTAGCATCTTTTTTAGCTTCTGATAAAGATTTAGCTTTTACTCTATAGGTTGCTTCTCTTTTCTCAAGAATGCAGATTGTATATGTTTTCATTCTTTTTCTCCTAGGCAAAAATTAGTTAGTCCGTTTACAAAGTCTTTGAAAGGTATAGATTTGTTTTCGAACTCTTCAAGTGTAATATATTTTGTATCAAAGTCCTCAGTAACGTACACCTGGTCCTGGCAGGCAAGTACTGCGTACACGAAAATGTTAAAAGACTTTTGGCGGTTGAGCCATATGCGTTGTTGTTCTGAAAGATTGATTTTAATTTTGGAAGTAGATCGGGCGGGGAGAGTTTCTGTATACTTGTACTCAATCCAGCAATGATTGCCGATGCCTGAGTAATAAGTGTCTGGAACACCGCCATGGTATGGGTCGTTGATTTTCCACCGGTAGATGGTTTTGGGTAAGTGCTTATGCACCTTATTGATGAACTCCTTTTCACGCACATTATGAGTGTAACATGTTTTTGCGTGTGCGTGCCTGCGACAGTATAAGTCGCAGCGGATTTACACGAAGGGCTCGTTCTTGATTTCACGAAGGTGAGCCAAACCTACGAATTGTTAAGTGGTTCGTTTGCGGACTAGAGTGAACCACGCTCGTCAATGAAGGGATAAATAATTGAAAAAACCCTCGTCCTTGTGTTAAGTGGTTCGTTGTTAGGCAAAAGTGAACCACGCTTTTAGAAACCATTGAACACAAAAGGCAAGCTATGTTCAACGGGCCCATATTAATTTAGCTATTGCCAAATGAAGATTCATAAAAGGATTTTACACCTTCATAGATCTCATCTTTAAGCCAGTCAACACCTTGAATATCAATGTTGACCCATGAGCCTTTGGCATTGCTTTGCGGTACAGAAGACATCTTCCACAAGTATGCGAATCTATCGCCGCCTTGTTTCATTATCTTAGTATTCCATTCTCTAGATACTTTGAGCTTTGATGAAGCACAATCAAATAGAAAAGGTATATCTGAGATCTCAGACGTTTTCTCATCCAAACGCAAAAGCGTATGAATTTGAGTCTGAGTTATGTCGTGTTTATCAGCCTCTAAAGAATTATCTTCTAGATAATCTTCGGCTTCTTTTCTAGTTGGAAAGTTTCCTACTAGACCACCACCTTCTTCACGCTTTCTCCACACGACAAATTCTTCTCTGAAGTGTGCATTAACTACGTACATAGATGAACCATAGTTTTCACCAGTTACAGTGTTAATGAAGTCGCCTTCTTTGGCACCTTCTATATGTTCACTGTGGTTTGGATCTACTTCGTTGTTCATCTTTTGAAGTAGTTTTACTCTTGGCACTGAGATGTGTTCTGAAGACACATTCTCATTACCTAGTTTTGATCCCGTTTTTACATGAGCTGGAACCTTGCTCGTTACTACGCTAATATCGTTTGACATCGTTCTTTCTCCTTTCGTCATTCGTTAGTCGTTATTATTATGTTGACCTAAAGTTAATTTTAGTCAACTCCGTGCTTTCAACCCCAGGGATATCATCCCCAAGACTGATCGCTTCCCTATAGGCGGTAGCTGACATACGTTTTTGTAGTAGTTCAAACCTCCCAGTTTTTGCTACGTACTGTTGTAACGCATCCCAGTCATCGACTGTAGGTACAACCTCCTTTTTAAGGGAGAGTGTTCGTCCGCCATTAGA